GAACTCGTAGAGGAAAGGGCAACATGATCCTCTGCTCCGCAGACGTTGCCTCCGCACTGACCATGGCAGGCGTACTCGATTACACCCCTGCTCTGAACAGCAACCTCAACGTTGATGACACTGGTAACACCTTCGCTGGTGTTCTCGCAGGTAAGTATCGCGTCTACATCGATCCTTATTCTGCAAACCTGCCTAACAGCACTGGTTCCCAGTACTACGTTGCAGGTTATAAGGGTTCCTCGCCTTATGACGCAGGTCTCTTCTACTGCCCATACGTTCCTCTCCAGATGGTCCGTGCCGTCGGTCAGGACACCTTCCAGCCTAAGATTGGCTTCAAGACCCGCTACGGTATTGTTGCTAACCCATTCGCAGAAGGCACCAACGTTGGCGCTGGCGCTCTTACCAAGAACGCTAACCGCTACTATCGTCGCGTTAAGGTCGCTAACCTTATGTGATATCAGCCTTCGGGCATTCACATTCTTCACGGGGGTCTTCGGACCCTCTTTTTTTGTGCCTTGACGAGTTTATAAACTTAGTATATAATTATCCTATCGACTGTCGGGTACGTCGTGAATTTTGATCCAATTAACCAGGCACTAAACGTGAATTTTATCGAAGAGCAAATCGCACCTTTTAGAAGGATACGTTCCAATCAAAAAAAGCATATCTTGAAATTGGGAAACAACTCCCACAGTGGTCGCCAATGTACTTACCCATGGCGTGATCCAGAATATCAAATTGGAGATTGTTTTTTTAAGCATGTTTCCAAAGAAGATGTTGATGATGGAAAAGGTCGTCCAAATGTTCCTCCTAGTCTTAAACACTCAGGAAGACGTTGGACAACAACCAAAGCATATGATGATCAGACCAAACAATATGGTTACTTATGTGAAAGAGTTCAATAATTCTTCAAGGGGGTCTTCGGACCCTCTTTTTTTATCTAAATACAAATAAAACTCACCATGGCTTGGTATATTAAAAAAACTAGTCTTCTATCTGATGCTGTTCCAACGGATGGTGTTATGTATAGAACTCCTAACGGTCATTGGTCAAATGTATATGAAGAAAGAGAATCTTTTGACACCCAAGAAGCAGCAACTACAGCAGTTGGTGTAAATCGTGGTGGTGGCATTATAACAATGCCAAATGGCATCACTATTTTAGAGGACTAATATGTCATATAGTTCATCACCATCTGGTAATTGCAGTTGGCCAAATCAAATTAGTAACAGAAACTTTCTTTCTGGTATTGGATTTAAGTTCAACTTAGGTAAGTATCCCAAGGTTGACTTTTACTGTAATACTGCTAGGATTCCTGAGGTTAGTTTAGCAACTGCTACACAACCATCATACTTGAAAGATATTGATATTCCAGAAACCAAACTGAAATTTGGTGATCTGACAATTCAGTTTCTGGTTGATGAAAATATGGAAAATTACAGAACTGTTCACGAATGGATTACTGGACTTGGATTTCCAGAAACACCACAGCAGTTCATCGATGTTACCACTGATAAAGATGGTATCAGAGATATGAAAGAACAGTTTGCTGATGGCACCCTTCGTATTCTCAACAGCAACTTTAATTGTATTGCTAAGGTAAAATTCTTAGATATGTTTCCAGTGTCATTGAGTTCATTGGACTTTGATGCAACATCAACTGACGTGAACTACTTTACAGCACAGGCAACTTTCAAGTATACTGTATATCAACTGACTTCCTCTGTTTAATGGATCTTGACAAAATTCAGGAAATGTGGCAGAAAGATGCTGTCATAGATCCTGATAATCTACATGATGAATCATTGAAGATTCCCCAATTACACTCAAAGTATTACACTCTGTATAATACTATTACTTTGTTGCGAGAAAGAGCAAGACAACAATATAACAAAGTAAAGTTAGAAAGATACAACTACTACACCGGTAAGGCGGATCCTGAGGTGTATGAAAAAGAACCCTTTCCATATAAAGTTAGAGAGAAAGACGCCATACAGAGGCATATAGAGGCAGATGAGAGGTTAAATACTATTGATATGAAGATTCGCTATTATGATGCGACTCTCAAATTTTTAGAAGAAATCATCAAGACAGTAGCAAACAGGACCTTTCAGATCAAGAATGCTATTGAGTGGCAAAAGTTCCAAGCAGGATTCTAATGAACGACGAAGAATGGAATTATCAAGATGAAGATTTTGATGAAAATCTTTCATACATAGAACTTCAGTTTGGAATAGAAGACTTGCGACTTCTTTATAAATCTGTTGCAGTTCATTATGATAAATGGCCAGGTGGTCATCCAGACGAACAAGCACGACTTGATTATCTGAAAAACTTTTTATACAGAATCATTTTAGAATGGAAGTATAATATGGAGGAATAAATATCCATAGGTGAATCTTATGGATTATGTCTCATTTGATTATTTCTAAAAAGAACGAAGTATATTTACAAGTTAAGGCAGACCCACACGTTTATTACGAGTTAGCAGACCAGTTCACATTTGATGTACCTGGTGCAAAGTTTATGCCCCAATACCGTAACAAGTATTGGGACGGAAAAATACGCTTATTCAACACCCAGACAGGAGAGATATACGTCGGGTTGTTAGACAAGGTTATACAGTTCTGTAAGGACCACGAATACTCTTATGAGTTCGTGGAGAACAAGTTCTATGGTCTTCCTTTTGAAGTCAATGATATGATTTCAAAGGAAGGTGTAAAAGATTATATGACATCTGTTAGCAAGTATGCCCCCAGGGATTACCAAATTGAAGGGGTATACGACGCGCTAAGGCATAATAGAAGGTTGTTGATATCCCCAACTGCTTCTGGAAAGTCTCTGATGATATACTCTCTTGTGAGATATCATGTTGAGCGCGGACAAAATACTCTGATAGTCGTTCCGACGACTTCCCTAGTAGAACAGATGTATAAAGATTTTGAAGATTATGGCTGGGACGTAGGTTCATATTGCCACAAGATATACGCTGGTAGAGAAAGGGAAACAAATTCCCAAGTTATCATCACTACCTGGCAGTCCATCTATAAACTCCCCCGAAAGTATTTTGAACGCTTTAACGTAGTGGTTGGGGATGAGGCACACCAGTTCAAAAGTAAGTCTTTAATATCTATAATGTCAAAACTTGCGGATGCAAAATTCCGTTACGGATTTACTGGAACGCTTGATGGAACTCAAACTCATAAGTGGGTTCTAGAAGGATTATTTGGTCCATCATATAAGATCATCAGGACAGAAGAACTGATGAAGAAGGGACACGTTGCTAAACTTGATATTAATGTTCTTCTATTGAAACATCCCTCACATAAGTTTGAAAACTTTGAAGAGGAAGTCCAGTATATCATAAATCACGAAAAACGTAACAGATTTATCAGAAATCTTGCACTTGACTTGAAAGGTAATACACTCATACTCTTTTCAAGAGTTGAAGGTCATGGTCAACCATTATTCGATTTAATAAATAACGGTAGTGTAGAAGAAAGACACGTTTTCTTCGTTCACGGTGGTGTAGCAACAGAAGATAGAGAATTAGTAAGGGAGATTACGGAGAAAGAAGACAACGCGATTATCGTCGCTTCATATGGAACGTTTAGTACTGGTATTAACATCAAAAACCTCCATAATGTTATTTTTGCTTCTCCATCCAAATCTAGAATACGGAATCTCCAATCTATTGGTCGCGTGCTCAGGAAAGGCAATAACAAAACAAAGGCAACTCTCTATGACATTGCTGACGACATATCCTACAAATCCAGGAGAAACTATACACTTAATCATCTAATTGAAAGAATCAAAGTTTATAACGAAGAGAATTTCAATTACGATATTGTAAACATTCCGCTAAAGAATTAAATGGGCGAAGAATTTCATGCAGTAATAAAACTGGTTACAGGAGAAGAAATATTTGCACTCGTTTGTGTTGATGAGAATGATGGCGACCCTATTATTCTACTGATGAACCCAGTGATTATGAAAGTTGTAAAAAGTCATGCTGGTCAATATGTCAAAGTAAGACCTTGGATGGAAATCCCTACCGATGATTTCTATGTAATTAAATACGATAAGATCGTTACTATGACAGAAGTCAATGAAGAGAAAGTCATTGAGTTCTACAATAGATATCTTAATGATGATGATACTGACTGGGAAGAAGATGGTAGAACTAAGATCTCAGATAAGATGGGATATGTCTCTACCGTAGATGATGCTAGAAAGATGCTAGAAGATCTCTATAAACTTAAAGATAATAAAGAAAGCTAAGCCCTTCTCTTCAAACCCAACAAACAGAGTCTACTTATGATTAGGTATATTGTCAAGCCCTGATAGTATGCTATAATGTACATAATGAAAGTTTATCTAAAACTACAATGTTATGTCTAAAAAGAAATCAGAACATTATGTTAACAACAAGGAGTTACTTGAAGCACTGATTGTCTATCGTGCGAAGGTAGAAGCAAGTTTTATGGAGATCAACGGTAGAGAACCTACCAAGGCAGATAGATCTCAACATTGGCCAGGTAAACCACAGATTACTAATTACTTGGGTGAGTGCTTTTTGAAGATTGCAACGCACTTGTCCTACAAACCGAACTTTGTGAATTATATGTTCAGGGACGATATGATCTCTGACGGTATTGAAAATTGTGTTCAGTATATTCACAACTTTGATCCAGAGAAATCTAAGAATCCATTTGCTTACTTTACGCAGATTATCCACTACGCCTTTCTACGTCGAATTCAGAAAGAGAAGAAGCAACTGGAAATTAAAACCAAGATCATCGAACGCACTGGTTACGATGAAGTTATGATGGTTGATGACAGCTTGCTTTCTAGCAGCAGTTCAGACTATAATAGTATCAAGGATAATATCGCTTACAAGACTAATCGTCAATGAAGATTGCCATTATTACAGATCAACACTTTGGCGCTCGTAAGGGTTCCAAGTTCCTTCACGAGTACTTCAAAAAGTTTTATGATGATGTATTCTTTCCATATTTGAAGGAGCATAATATTACCACTATTGTGGATATGGGAGATACTTTTGACAATCGTCGGAGTATTGATCTGTGGTCATTGGAGTGGGCAAAAGAAAATTATTATGATCGACTAGAATCAATGGGTGTGAAAGTTCACACCATCGTTGGTAACCACACTGCTTACTATA